GATTAAGTCATACCTTGATATCATTAAATTTAATGGGCGTGGTTATTTTATAGCCATGCCCTATTGTTTTTGTGACAATCGGTCTATTGTCATGTATATAGCCTGTTTTTATTTTATTACAAGCTTATGTATCAATACTTTTATGCGAAAAATAAAAGTAATAGCATGAAAGAGAAGATTTTCCAGCAGTTAAAACAGAAGTATTCAAATCTTGGGTTAACGGAGGATGTTTTGAGGTCCGTGGCAGAATCATTGGGGTCCACTGGCCTGATTACGGACGATAATCTTGAAACTGCGGTAGCAGGGCAAGAGTCAATGTTGAAATCTTACCAGAGTTCCTTGGATAAGGTGCGAACTGAAAGCGCAAATTACAAGAAGGAATTGGAAGAGTTGAGAGGCAAGGGGGGCGGCCAGCAACAGCAACCAGATAAAAACGAGGAACCGGATTGGTTCAAGAAGTATCGTGAGGAGCAGGACGAGAAAATCCGGCTCTTGACTTCCGAGAATGATAAAGCTAAGGAGGAGAAAGCACGTGCTGAAAGACACAATCTGATCCTTGACAAGGCCAAGAGCCTTAAGATCTCAAAGGAACGGATAGAGGAGGGCTTCGCTATAACGGACGATATGGACGATAACGCGATTGATACTTATCTGTCCAAGGTGAGACAAAATGAGGTCGCAAAGGGATTAGAGGAAAAAGGTTCGGCGTTCTCTGTCTCTACGTCCAAGGAAAAGAGCAAGGAGCTCGCTAAGGATTGGGCCAAATCATTGCCGGACGCTAATTAAAGTAAAAGATTATGGGTATCGAATTTGACAAAACAAAGATTAAAGGATCGTTCCCCGTCTTTTGGCGCGGGGAATGCGCAGTCCTTCCCGGAGATTTCAAATTAACCACTGAGTTGGCGGAAGGGACAATCGTGCGAAAAGGCACTCCTATCAAGCTGGACTTTGATCGCATGGAGTGTAAGATCTGTAAGGCTGTTAAGGTATTAACCGGAGGAACGACCACTAAGCCACGTATAGAGAAAGATAGCTTTGTTGCCAAGGGAGATTCTATTGGTGGGCAGAACGTGAGTTCCGTAGATTCAAGTAACGCTGATTATGACGTGGTTACATTGG